TTATTAAACTCATATAAGGAATCATTATTACCCCAAATATCTCCTCCTATGTTTAATGCTATATAATCTTTTTTAGTTATATATTGAGCTTCTTTCCATGAATATGTTTTATTTTCTGCATCATACACCCATAATTTATGGTTAAAACTACATTCTAAAGGTTTTGAAAATCCAGTATCAAAAATATAAGTTTTAACAAGACCATTATTTTTAATAAGGTTTCCGTCTCTTAGTTTTTCGTATCCTAATACTTTATATGGTTCTATTGTATATCCTTCCCCATCATTTTTTTTATAATCTATAAAACTTTTTAACTGTTTAATTCCTTTATTAGTTCTTACATATGTTTCATCAGTAACACATGATAGAACAATTGATCCTCCCCCGGTATTATGGTTTACAATATTATTTGCAATAAATGATTCATTTATTGGAATTTTCAAATCATATGTTTCTATTTCTTTATATTCTTCAATAGATACAATTTTATTGTAATATAATGTTTTGGATGATTCATAATTGATATTTTCTATCAATTTTAATTTTTCTTGTTTTTTTTCAAATCTAAATCCAATTAATTTATAAAATTTAAAACTATTTTCTTTATTAATACTTAATTTAAAATCTTTATAATTATTTTCATTTTGAAAAACTGATTTATATGAATTTCTTATACCAAAATTCAATAACATTACATGTATATCTTGAATTAATTGATTTGATATTGAAAAACATGATATTCCTTTTTTATAGACATTTCCATCATTATCAAAATATCCTTGAAGGAATGCTATTTGTTCTTCTTTTGAAGAAGATAATATTTTATTAGGAACATGTTTATCATTTATTGATGATGAGGCTTGTATAAAATCTTGAAATATACTTTTAACTATAATGGAATTTAAAATATATTTTTTTCTTCCTGAATGGGTAAAACCTATAGATTTTAACCATTGTTGGGTATGTTTATCTTTACATATTATGCTTATACCATTATCATTGTAATTTCCATTAGCTATCCATAATCCAATTAAATATGCTAAATCTGTGTTATTTAATAACCAAGATTCTGCATTATTATATTTTGGGTAATCAATTGTTTTACCAAAAGTATTTTGATTATAATAACATTTTATTTTATCTCCAGGTTTTAAATCTTCTGTTCTTATCCATCTTTCATTAATATCTAATAATGGATGTTCTTTTGTAGTTATTATACTATTACCGTCTTTAAAATTTATTTTATATGTTTGTGATTTTGGTGATTTATAAAAATGACTTGATTGTTGATATTGATTATTTTTATCAAAAATATTAATATTAAGATCATTAAATCCAATTTTTGGATTATCATATAAATCTTTTATTCTAAATAAACCAGCATCAGTGTAAACAATACTATTTTCTTCTATGCAAGAAAGGGTTTGTTGGGCTGAAGCCCAAATTGTTTCAATATTATCTATAAAGGCACACTCATCTACTATTAATAATGACACTGCTTCAGACCTACCTGCATCACTAGCTGCTGAAACTGCTTTTATTTGGGAACCATTATTTAATCGTAAAGTTAATTTATTATATTCTATATCTGGAATTTTTAACCATGAAGGTAAATTATCAAACATAAATTTAACCTTTGTTACCATATTTTTTGCAGTATCTTGTTTTGTAGCAAGACATAATATATTTTTATCTCTATGGAATAGCATTAACCATAGAGCATACCCCCCTGCTAAAGTAGAAATACCTAATTGGCGAGATTTCAACACTATAGAATATGGATTTTCTTTCCATAATGTTAAAACTTTATCTTGGAATGGATATAATCCAAATAATATTCGACCTCTTTGTGGATGTTGAATATAACAGTATTTTTTCATAAAATGTGAAGGAGATGAGGCACATTTTATATATTCTTCACGTATTATTTGCTTTAAATCATTAGACATTATTATACTTTAAACTTTTGGATATAACTAAGTTTTATTTTCCTATTCTCCAATATATTTTACCTGATATAGTAGGACTAAGTTGTTGGTTTAATCCTATTCCTATACCAAAAGCTTGTCTTTTTTTATTTCGATATAAAAATTCTAAACTTATATTATTTAAATTAACAGGTTGAATATTACCTCCAATACCCGTACCAATATAAAATTCTCTTTTATTTATTAAAATTTCTTTATTTATTGTAGTTGTAGGAATTATAATATTAGTTGTAACATTTCTACTAAGAATAGAATTTTTACTTATTGTATCATTAACAACAACATACCCAACAGTATCTATTTTTAATGTATCTTTATAAAAATATTTAGAGTAATAATCTTTTAATATTTCTAATGTATCAACTTTAGAATTTCTAAAAATTTCAAAAGTATCTATTTTTATTTCTGTTTTAGTATTCCATTTAGGTACATAATTAACAATTGTAGTTTTTACAGTATCATGTTTAACACTAATACTTGTAATAATAGTATCATTTTTATCCCCTATTTTATTAGAAGGATATGAATTACCACTACAATTTCGCATTAGTAATATTATAATTATTAAAACTATAATTAATATAACTTTAATATCACCAAAAAGAGGTTTAATATAATTATCGAATAGTGTTTTCAAGTTCTTTTTTTATATTATTTAATTCTTTTAAACGATCTACTATTTTAGTTTTTTCAGAACCAACAGCATTTTTATATTCGTTTGTTAATTTTTTTATTTCTTTAACTGTTTCTTTAATCTTATTATTTATTAAATTTTCTTTTTCAGCAATAGTTACAGATTTTCCAGTTTGTTTAGCTGTATTTATTGCTGATTTTACTGTATTTGGGTCTTTTCCTTTTACTGTATTTGGGTCTGTATTTTTATCTACTACTACTGTATCTTCATTAAGAATTGAAATGATTTGTTCTTTAATATAATCTTTAAATTTATTTTTTTTCATATTTGTATTATTTTTTATGTTTTCATTAAGAAATAAAATAATTTGTTCCTTAATTAATTCTTCAAGTTTATGTTTTTTTGCTTTTTTACCCCATGAAATACCTTTTCCTTTTGTTTTACAAGCACTAGGTGTTGGTCTACATGAAGGATATTTAGCTCTGCTTTCACCATTTTTTCTTCCGCATGATTTACATTTTCCATTCCTACATGTATTACAATCAACCCAACCTTTACTACCTCCACCACCTCTTCTAGAGAACCAACCATGAAGTCCACTTTCTTTTTCTTTTGAAAAATCAGTTTTTTTAGTTGTTTCTTTTATTGATTTACTACGTTTTTTCCAAATTTCACCTTTTCTACATTTAACAACAGCACCACTTGCATAAGCAGATGGCCAAACTTTATATTTTCTTTTTGCTATTGTGGTACATCTATCTTCGTTTAATATATCATCAAAATATTCTTGAAAAGAATTTTTGTTTTCTATTATATTTTTATTTAAAAATGAAATAATTTGTTCTTTAATAAATTTTTTAAATTCATTTCTTTTCATTTTTTATTATAAATATTATAATAAAATTATTTTTTTAACTTGTTCTATTCTTTCTTCAACAGAACCATGTATTACCTCTAAATTTTTTATATCATTCTTATATTTTGATATTAAACGACGAATACTCTTATCAATTTCATTTCTAAAATTAATATCAGTTGATCTAACTAAATTATCTTCCATTTCAATTCCTTCTGGCGATATATAAAATATGTAATCATATTCTTTTACAAGTGTTGATGCATATGTTATAAATTTATTTTTATCACCATAATTAATTGATTTAGCACATTCTGTAAATGCCATTACATCAAGTATAGTTCTATCAGTAACAACATTATCTCTTAATAATTCACTAACTCTTTCTGCAAGAAAAATAGTTTGACCCTTAATAGTAGAATCGGTATTTAATGGAATACCTAAATCACGTAAATATTTACTTCGTTCAGTAGAAAAATAATAATTTTTAAATTCTGATAATTTAGATAATTCTTTTACTAAAGTAGATTTTCCTACACTTTGAGTACCACAAAATCCTATTTTAGCCATAATTAAAATTTCATATTTTCTATGTTTTCTTTAATAACCATATCTTCTCTTTGCTTTGTAGCAAGTTCATATGATTCTAAATCATATTCAATTCCGTATAAAAAATATGATTTTTTAAATTCACTATCTTTTTCAAAAGGTTCAATTGCGGGTCCCCCATATCTATGAAATTTCCATTCATTAGAATCAGGAATTTTTATTAAATAAATTTTAGCACCTTTAGATTTAATTGTTTTGTATTCAAAAACCTTTTTTTTAGCCATTTTTTTATTTTTAATATAATAAAATTTTTTACAAAAACCAAATTATTTTAATTAATCAATATAAATAAATAAATCTTTTTACTCCAGGAACCATTTTTCTAATTTCTTCTTCAGTATATTTTTTAGATATAGGAGTGTATTTTAAATTTAAACCACCTCCAACTTTAAGATTTTTAGGTAAAGAGGTAATTTTAGTATTTTCTAAATTTAAATAATCTTTAATTTTAAGATCATCAGGTAAAGAGGTAATTTTAGTATTTTCTAAATTTAAATAGCCTCCAACATATTTTAAATTATCAGGTAAAGAGGTAATTTTAGTATTTATTAAACCCAAATTACCTTCAACTTTAAGATCATCAGGTAAAGAAGTAATTTTAGTATAAGATAAATTTAAATAACCTCCAACTTTAAGATCATCAGGTAAAGAGGTAATTGGAGTATTTGCTAAATTTAAACCACCTCTAATATGTTTTAAACTATCAGGTAAAGAAGTAATTTTAGTATTTGCTAAATATAAACCACCTCCAACTTCAAGATTTTTAGGTAGAGAGGTAATTGGAGTATTATTTAAATTTAAATTACCTCCAACATGTTTTAAGTTATCAGGTAAAGAGGTGATTAGAGTATTTTTTAAATCTAAATCACCTCCAACATGTTTTAAGTTATCAGGTAAAGAGGTGATTGGAGTATTTTTTAAATCTAAATCACCTTTTGAGCCATCTTTGACATATTGTTGAATTTTCTTTTGAGTAGATACTAAATAGTTCTTTTGACGTTCTTCAGGGGAACGTTTTGGAACTAATATTTTATTATTCCCTTCTATTTCTTTTAGTATGTTGGATAGTTTAATCAATTTCTTCTATTTTTATCCTCAATAACGTATTTCCTTTTATTATTCTATGATAAGATAATTTATCTATAAATATTGTACTTCCTTTATCTATTTTTATAGGTAATTCATTATCTTTTTGGAAAAACCATCCTTTACCTTCTAATATCGTAACTTTTCTATTTTTTAAATCTCTATGCCATTTTAATTCATCTGAATTGATGTTTTTATCAAATTCACGAATAATAATATTATTAAAAGTTGATATATTTTTATATGTACTCATTATTTTTCAATTGGTACCCACCATATACACACATATTTTGTAGGGGATTTTGGAATTTTACCATTTCCATTCCAATTAATGTAATATTTACCTTCACATAATTGTTTTTCTTTATTCCACTTTCCACAATTAGCACACATAGCTCCACCTTCAGGAACAGCTTTAGCAGGTTTGAAATTATCAGGAAATTCTAAAGAAGAAGATTTTTTTTCTTCATTTAATAAATTATATAATTTTATCATTGTATTTCTTGTAAAATGTTTAATTTAATTTTAGGTTTATAATTTTTGGGTAATTTATCTTTGTATCCTTCAAAATCAGAATGATTTTTATCCCATCTAAAGTTAAATTCTAGTTCATCTAAATTCATCATTATTTGACCCGTAGTATGCATTTTTTGACTATTATATCTTCTATATGGATTTAAAAAATTATCTTTAGTCCATTGTTTAGATAAAACATCTAAAATTTCATTTTCATCATTAACTTTTTCTAATTCTTTTTCAGCAATATTCATTCTACTGATAGAGGATTTTCTTTTTTCTCCTGATGTATATCCAGCTTCTGGGTATGATATTCCATGATTGGTTCTGACTGTTACTTTAGGTTTATCTATTTTTTTAATTACTGGTAAATTTTGAGAAGTTAATTCAATAACAAAAGAATGTTTTGGACTAGATATCATAGTTATACCTTTTACACCTACATCTTTTTTATCTTCACCGTAATATTCAATGATAGATTTTATACTTTGTGATAATTTAGATTTTGATAATGCATTTCTTATTTTTAAACCATCAAATGATGGGGTAATTCCTTTTTTATCTTTATCTTTAGCTAAATCACCTTCCATCTCATCAAAATTTACCATTAAAGAGGCATTTATAATACCAATCCCATATTCATTCATTCCTTCAGACCAATCTGTTAATATATCATGAATATATATTACTTCAACACCATTTATTAATTCATGGATAATTTCAACTTTTGGATTATATTTTCTATCTCTATTTTTAGCTAAAATAGTTTCTCCATTAATGTGAATAGTAGCTACAACACATTCATTTAAAAACTTTTTTGTAGAGTTAGATGATTTTATCATTTTTTAACAAGTATTGGGTTTGTAGTAAATTTAACATTATAAATATAAGGAAGTTTTCTTATATTTTCTAACATTTCTTTAAATTTTTCTTTATCTAAATTTTCAAAAGGAGATGAATTTACTTTTATAGATAATGAAACAGAATATCTTTTTCCATTACCAAGATCTAATTTCTTTGATTCTACTAATGAAACAATAGTTACTCCTTCAACAGCTCTAACATTAGATAACACATCAGCTATATTTATTTTTTCAGTGTCTACTGTTAATTTACAAAAAAACTTATATGTTTTTATTTTTTTAAATTCTTTTATTAAAGATGTTAAATTTATCATTAATTTAAATATTTCAATTTATATAAAGTTTGTTCTGTTAATTCTACTATTCCATCTATTTGATTTTGTAAATATGAATCTATAATTCCTTGACGCATTGCATTAATAGTATTATATAAAGCATCAAAATAAGTAATTACTTGCTGTTTATTTTCATATGGTAAAATATTAAAACTAGTATAATCTTTTACTATTCCATATTTTCCTTGATAACTTTCTACTAATTTATCTATTAATTCTATAATATTATCATAATATCCTTGCAAAGCCATATGCTCGGCAAATGAATTTGTTTGTAGATGAAAAACATGAACTTGAGTTCTTGAGTGAAATAAATATGATATTAATTTTGAAAAGTCTTCCATTTTTTTTTTTTTAATTATAAATATATTAATTTTTTACCAATATCCGCTAAAAGTACTATTAAATCCCAATAATTTAGCATAACGAGGTAAATGACAACTCCAATAGCGAGCTGTTGTTCTATCTTTTGCTTGAGCACATCTTTGACGTTTGGCAAATGCTTTACGAGCTTTAGGATTATTTAATTTAGCTCTTAATTTTCCCCCTGCCATTCCAAATGAAACTTTCTTTATTTTTTTAGTTTTAGGATCACGAACATAAACATAAAACTTTTTTGAACCTCCTCTATGAGGTTTATTTAATGGGGGATTTTTCTTTTTATCTTCCATTAGTGGTTTTCGTGATAATTTTCCTTTTCCTGCTACAAGATTAAAATCTACATCTACACCATATCTATTTTGAATATCTTTTTTATTTTGTTCAGCCCACGATATATCACTATCATCTAAATTAATATATTTTCTAACAGAAGGAGAATCTTCATCAACATATTGAATTATCCATCCTTCATATTCAGAAAAAGGAGAATACATTAAAGTTCCATTTAAACTTTCTTCTAACATAGGAAAATCTAAAGGTACTGTATTATTATTATATAATCCAAATTCTCCTAAATTGGTTTCAGTTAAAATTTCTACATCATTAGAATTTGTAATTTCTAGTATTCCACGAGAATATAAATTTCTAGCTTCAGCCCATAAATCAAAATATTTTTTTGATCCTGTCCTGTATATTGATTCTGTAAGTGGTTTTTTATTATTTATATGATGTTTTAATCCTTCTGATAATATTTTTACTGAGGCTAAATTTTCATTAAGAGAAATAGGTTTTGATTTAATATTACATGTATTACAACCACAAGAACATGGTTCATTTTTATGTAATTTATATCCTTTTAAATGTAATTTAAGTATATTTTTTATTTTTTCCATATTCATAAAATGACTAAAAATTAAAAACTTAAAGTTTTTAGTTTATATATTTAACTAATTTAATACCTTTTTTAAAGGTATGTATTTTTTATCATCTACTAATAAATATGTAAAATTATAAATGAATATATTATTTTAGATTGTTAAAATCTATTTCTTCTGAAGAACCTTTTAATTCATTTTCTTTATATAATAAACTTTTACTAAATGATCTAAATTCAATTCCATATGCTTGATTTATATGATTTGAAAATGCAAATATAGGTTCATCATCGGTACCAATTATATCTTCAGCATCAGTATAAACTTTATAACAATTAATTGTTAGGGTTCCATTTTCAAAAGTATAATTTGAAAAATTTTCAAAATCTTCTTTTATAACAATAGTTTTTGGGTTATCATTTCCAAAAACAACATCATTAATTATTTCAATAGGAGAATTAGTTATGATAACTTTAGATAAAACTTTATCAGTATTTGGTTGATATAATTTATATTTATTGTTTTTCCCTTCTATAGGTTTTAAAATAATATTTGGAAATTCTTCATTTAAAGCTTTTTCAATAAATTTTTTAAATACATTAATTCCTTCAATTGAACGAGTTTTTGAACTTTCCCATCTAACAGCATTTCTTTTTTTTAAAGAAATATTTGCTATTACTTTATTGGAAGTATTTAACAATTGAGAATCTGCTTTATAAAAACTTTTAGAATCTACAGATGATGCGTCTTTTGATTCTATAATATTAAAATATTCTAATACTTTATTTGAACCTTGTATTATTACATTAATAGGTCCATTATTTTCTATAATTTTATTATTTATTAAATTATTAAATGATACTTCATTTTGTTTTCCAGATGATTTTTCTCCTTGAGAAGATTTTGGTTTAATTAAAATTTCAGTACCATTTATATCTCTAAATCCACCTTGAGATGAGCCAGATATATAAGGGTCTTTTTCATATCCTAATTTTTCTAATTCTAATGAAATTTTATTTCTGGGAATATCTGAAAGAAATATTATTTTATTTTTAGTAGATGATTTTATATCATCTTTTTCAATGTTAAAATGCTTTATTATATCATTTGCTGTTTTTTGAGCTGATGGAGATAAAAAATCAAATGGTTTTTTCACTTCAATCAAAATATTTAATTCCTTTAATAAAGATTCTATTAATTTAATATCTTGCTCATTTTTAATGTCAGGATATCCTTTTTCAAATTTATATGAAAATTTGTTTAAAAATTTCAATATAGGGTTCATTATTTTTCAATTGTTTTTTCAGGAGTTTCTTTAGGAGCTTCTTCAGGAGCTTCTCCAGGAGTTTTTTCAGGAGCCTCTTCAGATGTATTTTTTGATTCTTCAGCTATATCTTTTTCTCCATATCGTAATATACGGGAAATTGCTTCAGAAGCACGTTCTTCTTCTGGGAGGTTAAGTAAATAATATTTTTTTCCTTCAATTTGAGCTACCCAACTTCTTTCATTCCATAATAAATAAAAACTGGTTCCGTTTTTTAAATTAATTCTAAATGTAGTTGGACGAGGAGCTACCCAATCTACAGAAGCCATAAAAGAATTAAAATCTGAAGTTAAAAGTGTTACAATTACTTTTTTTAATTCAGGGAATTTTACTAATTCATCATATTCAAAAGCTTCAGTATTAGACTTTTTTATATTTTGATATATATGTAATGTTAATTCTTTAATTTTATCTTTTAATTCTATTGGTGTCATTTTTTCATTTTTAATTGAAGATAATAAAATTTTTTACAAAAACCAAATTATTTTAATTAATATAAAGAAATAAATCCTTCTACTCCAGGAACCATTTTTCTAATTTCTTCTTTGGTATAATATTTTTCAGACATAGGAGTATATTCTAAATATAAATCATGTGCAACTTCAAGATCATCAGGTAAAGAGGTAATTTTAGTATAAGATAAGTCTAAAAAACCTCCAACTTTAAGATTTTTAGGTAAAGAGGCAATTTTAGTATAAGATAAGTCTAAATTACCTTTAACTTTAAAATTATCAGGTAAAAAGGTAATTGGAATACCATGTAAATCTAAACTACCTCCAACTTTAAAATTATTAGGTAAAGAGGTAATTTTAGTATTATATAAATTTAAATCACCTTCAACTTTAAAATCATTAGGTAAAGAGGTAATTGGAGCATAATTTAAATCTAAATTACCACCAACATATTTTAAATTATCAGGTAAAGAGATAATTTTGGTACCATATAAATATAAATTACCACCAACGTATTTTAAGTTATCAGGTAAAGAGGTAATTGGAGTATCTCCTAAATCTAAATCACCTTTTGAGCCATCTTTAATGTATTGTTGAATTTGTTTTTGAACAGCTATTGAATAGTTCTTTTGACGTTCTTCAGGAGAGCGTTTTGGAACTAATATTTTATTAGTTACTTTTATTTCTTTTAATATGTTGGATAGTTTAATCATTCAATCCCAATAATGCTAGTATATTTTTTTACATCACTACTACTAAGTTGTTTATCTAAACCATCATATCCATCTATTTTTCCATTATCTAAAACAGCTAATGCTACTATTTGTAATTCTTTATATCTATTAGGAAATTCTTTTTTAATTTTTTCCATTAAATCTTCTGATTTAACTTTTACATAATAAAAAGTAACATTATGATTATAATAATAACTAGTAAAATGATCTGGAGCTTTATATGTGGTACACCATGCAGAATCTTTTCTACCATCACCACATGAACGATAGGCAAAATAAGATAAGCCTAATTTTCTTGAAGCTTCATGTGTGTGAGGACACATTATAAGTAAATTTTTATTTTCTAAATTATAATCTCCTACAAATTCCCAATCTGATTCTAAATCTTTTACTGATTTTCCAGCTCCTATACTATTTAAATAATCAATTTCTGTTTTTAAGTCTGCAAAATTTTCAAATCGATTGATATCTTTTTTTTCTGTTTTATCTCTCTTAACAAAAGTATTATATTCTTCAATTTTATTTCTTAAATCATCAAAATCTGGTTTTGGTTTTTCATTCACCCATACTTTAGACATCCAATCAACATATTTTAAAGTTGGGGTAGGGTCTATTTCTATTAATTTTTTTAACTCATTTTCAGATAATTTTCCTTGTGATACATAGACTTTAGCTAGTTTCACATTTTCTAAAATATAGTTTTTGTTTTCTTTTAATAGTTTTGATTTTGATAGTTTCATGATATTATTTTTTTGTTTTTTATTTTAATTTTTCAGCTTTAGCAGTAGCAATTGCATATAAAGCTCCTTTAGGACCTTTAAAATGTTTTTTCATTGCTTTAACAATTTCTTCTTTTTTCTTTTCTTCAGCAGGAGTTAATTTTTTTTCTTCTATATCAATTGTATTTAATATTTTACTTTTATTAATTATATTAGAATCCATATCTAATTTTGGTTCATTAAATTGGAAATCAAGATATTCTTTTGCTCCTGAAATTTGATCCTTAGCTGAGGTGATTTTTGACTGCCACCAAACTGGAAAATCAATATTTTCTTTTTGTTGACTATTAATTAATTTATATAATTCTATAGCTTCTTTACCAATTTGATAAAGTTCACCTTTTATCATAGAAGATTCTTCAGATTCATTAGGAGAAAAATTTTCATCAATTCCATATTTACTTTTTTCATTCTCTAAATCAACTGCTATTTCATTTATAGTTGCAGATAATTCATCAAGAATTATCGAAATCTTTTTCCTATCAGATAATCCAATATTATATTTGTTTATAATGTTAGATGTTAGTTCACTGATTATTTTTTGAGCTTTATCAATATTCAAAAATGTATATTGATTCATTTTTTCATTAATTTTACCTTTTTCTAATTTGTTTTTAGAAATAGGACTCATTAATGCTTTTCTTACTATTTCTTTTAATTTATTATCTTCCATTTTTTCTTTTTTATTTCTAATTATATTAGTTGCTCTACCATATATAACTTTTTCAGCATCTTTTCCATATTTTTTAACTAAATTACGCTTGTTTCTAATCATGTTTTTTATGATTTCTTCGCGCGAATCTAATTCGTTTTTAGTTAATTCTTTCATATTTCAACCCCTCCCCTGACCACGATAAGGCTTCGTTTTTCTATCGTGTTTATTCGCTGATTTATAAGGTTTACCTTTTTTTACTTTACCAAAACTAGGTTTATTACTACTTTCTTTTGATTTGGCCATTTTTGACTACTGTTAAAATTTTATTTTGATATATGAGACCTAACAAAGAAAGTTATTGTGTTACCTATTTGATCTTCTAATTTTTTATCACCTATAGCACGAGCACCATCTAAAGCCTTTTCTAAACTATATTGAACTATTTTTTCATCTTTAGATAATTTAAATTTAGAACCTGTATTTTCTGATTCAGAATCATCAAAAGTTTCTTCTTCATATTCTGGAGTTTCAGAGTCAAAATCTTCATCTTTACTTTTTATTTTGCTTGATTTCTTAGTTTCATATAAAGAAAGTTCAGCTATAATAGCTTCACGAATTTTTGATTTTAACTTTTGTATTTCTTTAGAATCTTTATTCATTTTTATTTTTTTTATGA